AACAGCAGCACTAGGTGCACAGGCTCAAGAGTCTGCCGCTAGAGCTTCTAAGTTGGCTGCAGAAGCACAGGCTGTGCCTATAGAGCTAGAGATTGACCGTATCAACGCAATCACTAGGAACCTCCGTGAAGGGGACGCAGAAGACAAAGAGTTTGAACGCCGTATGCGTGTTGCAGACACTCTTTTGAAAGAACGACAAATCAAAGGTAAAGAAAATGCTGACAGACAAAGAACTCCAAGTTCTCCTGAGCCAAGTAGACAGGTTTCTCCAACCCCGTTGGGCGCAGTTAGAGGACTTGAAACGCCAAATAGAGGAAATCAATAATGCCAAGGGAGAAAGACCCACGACTGGAAAGAGCAGGAGTAAGCGGCTACAACAAGCCGAAGAGGACTCCTAACCACCCCACTAAGTCTCACGTAGTAGTTGCTAAGTGTGAAGATGGCAGCATTAAAACTATTAGGTTTGGACAACAGGGAGTTAGTGGTGCGGGTAAAGCCCCTAAGTCTGAGAAAGAAAAAGCCAGACGCAAGTCATTTAAAGCTCGCCATGCAAAGAATATTGCAAAAGGTAAGTGTTCGGCGGCGTACTGGGCAAATAAGGTGAAATGGTAATGGCAGGTCTATATGACAATATTTACGCTAAACGTAAGCGTATTGCTGCGGGTAGTGGGGAGAAGATGCGTAAACCGGGTTCCAAAGGTGCACCCACCGAAAAAGCTTTCAAACAAGCAGCCAAAACAACCAAAAAGAGGAAAAAGTGATGCCTAAAGTCGGAGGAGTAAAGTACCCTTACACAAAAGAAGGGAAAGCAGCAGCTAAGAAAGCAGCTAAAAAGAAGAAGAAGCCCATGAAAAAAGGCTACTAAATAACACTTGACTTTTAACTAAAAATATGCTATACTATAACTGTAGTATAAACTAAAGGAAACTTATGAAGCCTGAGCTTGAAACTTACTTTAACAACTACAACGAACTCTTCAATTCCGAAGGTTTCAAACAACTCATTCAAGAGCTTTCCAATAATGCAGTAACTTTAGCTGACATTCAGACAGTTAAAGATACTGAAGACTTCTTCTTTAGGAAGGGCCAAGTTGCAGCTTTAGCTTCCGTAATTAACTTACAGGGAACTATTGAAGCAGCTAGAGACCAAGCAGAAGAGGAAGAAGAAGTAGATGATTAAAGTATACGACTTTCGTTGTGACAACGGACACGTATATGAACAGTTCGTAGACTCTAGCACCAAAATAAGTAGGTGCAAGTGTGGTGCTAGTGCTACAAAAATGCTATCTGCCCCGGCTTTTGTACTTGATGGACACACTGGGGACTTCCCCGGTAGACACATGAAGTGGGTAAAAGAACACGAAAAAGCAGGTAGACCAAACTCATCTCCATAATGACTAAGTTCACGGAGTTTAATTATGTCTAAAGCGACGATGGTTGATTTGCAACCTGAAGAGGAAAATGCAGAAGAAACCATAGAAAACGAAGAACAAGAGATTCAACACGAAGTTGAGCAACCTCAAGTAGAAGAACCTACAGTACCAGAGAAGTACCAAGGCAAGTCCTTAGAAGAAGTAGTACAGATGCACCAAGAAGCTGAGAAGCTTTTAGGTCGTCAGTCCTCTGAAGTAGGAGAACTTCGTAGGGTTGTAGATGACTATATTTCTAGTCAGACGCAGCCAACAGCACCTCAACAATACGTTGAGCCTGAAGACGATATAGATTACTTTACAGACCCTCAAGCAGCAGTTAATCGTGCTATTGAGAATCATCCTAAGATCAGAGAAGCTCAAGAGTACTCTGCTCAGTACAAAAAACAATCATCTCTGGCAACGCTTAATAACAAGCACCCAGACATGCAGGAGATCCTTAAGGACCCTAAGTTTGCTGAGTGGATACAAGCTTCAAAGATTAGGACGAAGTTGTTTGTAGACGCTGACCAGCGATACGATGCGGAAGCTGCTGACGAACTGTTTTCACTCTGGAAGGAGCGTAAGGCAGTAGCACAGCAGACAGTGCAAGTTGAAAAGCAAGCACGTAAGCAGCAAATCAAGGCAGCTAATACAGGCAACACACGAGGCAGTGCTGAAGGGAGTCGTAGGAAAGTGTATCGTAGGGCCGACATTATTAAACTAATGAGAACAGACCCTGAGCGTTACCAAGCTTTATCTGAGGAAATCTTAAGAGCTTATAGCGAGGGTCGAGTCAAATAATCTAAAGGAGATTAAGACTAATGGCTACTGCTACATATCCCGGAGCAGCGGGTAATACTGCAAAGACGGAAGCAGCAACGTTTATTCCAGAAATCTGGAGTGACGAGATTATCGCTGCTTACCAAAAGAACCTGAAGATGGCACCTCTTGTCAAGAAGCTCGCTATGAGTGGCAAGAAGGGCGACAAGCTTCACATCCCTAAGCCTGTACGTGGCGACGCAAATGCTAAGGCTGCTGACACTGCAGTTACTATCATTGCCAACACCGAAGGCGAATTGACTGTTGACATCGACCGTCACTTTGAGTACTCACGACTCATTGAGGACATCGTTGAAGTACAAGCTTTAAACAGCTTACGACAGTTCTACACTGAAGACGCTGGCTACGCTCTGGCTACTAAGATCGACACTGACCTCCACTCTTGTGGTACTGGTTTTGGCGACGGTGGCTCAGTTGTGTTTTCTGGTACAGTAGCTCCTACTGACTACCAGCACAGCGGCTGTTTCTTCAACGACGCTGGAACTACGACTCAGTACACTGACGACACAATGGACGCAAGTGACGTATTTACTGACGCCTTCTTCCGCAACATGATTCAGAAGTTAGACGACAATAACGTACCTATGGAAAGTAGAGTACTTATTATCCCACCTTCTGTTCGTAACACGATCATGGGTATTGACCGTTACGTGTCTTCTGACTTTGTTTCAGGCAGCACTGTAAACTCAGGTCTTATTGGTAACTTGTACGGTGTTGACGTCTACGTTTCTGCTAACTGCGCTACTATCGAAGCTGCAGCAGACAACACTGCGTCATCTATCGACACTCGTGCAGCACTCTTGTTCCACAAGGACGCTATCGTTCTTGCAGAGCAGCAGTCAGTACGTTCACAAACCCAGTACAAGCAGGAATACTTGTCAACTCTGTACACGGCTGATTGCCTGTACGGTGTTCAGGTGTATCGTCCTGAAGCTGGTTTCGTTCTCGCAGTTGCTGAGTAACGAACGCACACTGGGGGTCTCTTCTGAGGCCCCTAGTTTTTTTCTTTTGTCTTTTTTGTTTTCTTTAGTTGGAGCAGTCTATGGGTATCTTTAGAGGTACTGGAGGTACTGGTGACGCAACTACGGACGCTGTAGCGTCTCAAGTTGGCATCGACGCTGCAACTGCTTCAACTAAAGCAAACCAAGCTGCTAATTCAGCCACAGACGCTGCTAACTCAGCTACTGCCTCTGAAGCCGCAAGAGACGCTTCTGTTGTAGCTAAGGACGCTTCTGTTGTAGCTAAGGACGCTTCAGTTGTAGCCAAAGATGCTGCAGTTGTTGCCCAAGGCGCTGCAGAGACAGCACAAGCTGCTTCTGAAGCTGCTAGAGACACTTCAGTAAGTCAAGCTTCAGCAGCTTCTAGCTCTGCTTCTACTGCAACTACAAAAGCGTCTGAAGCCTCTGACAGTGCTGCTGACGCATCGAAGTTAGCAGTAACAGCAGAAGACACCCAGTACACACTGGCAGACACAATTACAACTGGATACTCTGCACTACACTACAATGCAAAAGCACAAACTGCAAAAACAGATGCTGAGACTGCTAAAGCTGCAGCAGAGACTGCTCAAAGTGCTGCAGAAACTGCTAGAGACAATTCACAGACATACGCAAACAATTCTGCTAACTCAGCTACCGACGCTTCAACCTACGCTACCAACGCATCTAACAGTGCAACAGCGGCGTCTACGAGCGAAACTAATGCTGGCGCAAGCGCAACGGCAGCAGCAAGCAGCGCAGCTTCAGCAGCAGCAGCCCTAGACTCATTCGATGATAGGTACTTAGGTTCCAAGACTTCTGATCCAACTTTGGACAATGACGGTGACGCTTTAGTCACTGGTGCGTTGTACTATAATTCAACAACAGACGTCATGAGGGTGTACGACGGAGCAACATGGATTGACTCAGGCTCCGGTTTAACCTTTGCTGAGATTAGTGCTACACCGACTACATTAGCTGGCTACGGTATCACTGATGCAGTCGCTTCGTCTTCAGTGTCAGTTTACGGCGCGTCTTTAATTGATGATGCAGACGCAGCAACAGCAAGAACAACACTAGGCTTAGGTACGGCAGCAACTACGGCTTCTACGGACTACGCTACTGCTGCTCAAGGTACTTTAGCTGACTCAGCACTACAGTCGGTAGCTTTTGCAGACTTGACAAGTACTCCGACTACATTAGCTGGTTATGGTATCACAGACGCAGCTACGTCAGCACAAGGTACTTTAGCTGACTCAGCATTACAATCAAACTCAACTCTAAACGCAGACAATATGACAACAGGTACGCTTTCAGGCGGCACTTACTAAAGAGGAACTTAAACAATGGCTACAACGATTGTAACTAAAAACGGCTCAGGTGCCCCAACGGACTCCGACTTAGTAGCTGGGGAGCTTGCCGTAGACTTAACTAACGGACGTTTGTACACAACTGACCTAGACAGTGGTGGTACTGTTCTTGAACTGGGGACTAACCCTGCGTCAGACGTAACCTTTGGGGACAACACTAAGGCCATCTTCGGTGCTGGCTCTGACCTACAGATATTTCATGATGCGTCTGATAGCTACATAAAAGATGAAGGAACAGGTAATTTATACCTAACTACTAACGGCTCAACCATGAACCTTCAAGCAGGTTCTGACAACATGGTTAAAATTTATAAAGATGCCCAAGTAGAAATTTTCCATGACGCATCTGTTAAACTAGCCACTACCGCCACAGGCATCGACGTAACGGGTACTGTGACTGCTGATGGTTTGACTGTTGATGGCTCCCCTGTTCGCTTTGTTAGCACCGCACCTATGCTTAATTTTATGGAGTCTGGAGACACAGATAGTAACCACCGTCTGCGTCAAAATGCTGGTAATTTTGTAATTCAAAAATTAAGCGATGACGAAGGAACAGCCACTGACCGTCTTTTAATTGATGGTGGCACCGGAGACATCAGCTTCTACGAAGACACTGGCACGACTGCGAAGTTCTTCTGGGACGCTTCGGCAGAGTCGCTGGGGATTGGCGGCTCTACGTCTTACTTCCCAAATACAAAACTTACTGTTGGTAACACGTCAAATTCTCAAGACGGTGTAAACATTATTACAAGTACTACAGGAACAGGGTGGGTACTGTTTGGTGATGGATCAAGCACCGCTGCCTATAGAGGTATTCTAGGTTATCAACACAGTTCTGACGCTATGTATTTCAGTACTGCCGCAACAGAACGCATGCGCATTGATGCAAATGGACTAGTGCAAATAGGAACCACAAGCAACACCGGAGGCGCTCGTGTTGATGTTGTGTCAAATGCTACATCTGCGTATACGGCACGTTCAGCATCGTCCGGTGCAAGCACAACCGTCAAGGCTGTTCGCAGTGTTGACAGCGGCGCAGCCAACTTTGCAAATGCTCAATACGACGCTCTTTCACATGCATGGGTGTTGAGCAGCACCACCCTAGCCATGACGCTGGCATCCAGCG